TTCCATTAGTTGAGTTGTAAATAAGCGCCCCATTGGTCGTTAACGTGACGTTTGTGAATGTCGCATTTTGGAAAGACCAATAAGAAGTAGTTCCTTGAAAGCTTGGCGTGATGTTTGTGAGGATAATTCCTCCAGCGGAATAATTGGTTCCACTGACTTCACCTGCCGTCGTGTAAGCAGTCGTTGAGGCACCGAGATCCGCGTTGGCGGTGTATAGGGCCAGCTTAAAGACATCGCCCGTTCCCGTGGTGAAGTTATGAAGACCCTGCGCCACTTCAACCTTGAAGCTCGTCGTCAGGGTTTGAATGATCGCCATTACACCACCTTATCCCGAACTTGGCCAGTCCTGTACGCATCCTGGCGCTCCAGTCCATCACCAAGTCGTTTGGCCAGTATTAATGCCTCTTTGTACTTGCCATTGATATTGGCCATCAAGTCAGGCTCAAGCTTCAAGAATGTACTTGCTTCAACCAAGCAGCCGTATAAAAGCACCGAGTCAAAGTTATCGCTCAGCCATGTGGTCGTTGCATCCACATTACCTGCACCAATGGAAGAAGGGTAGTAGAAGTAATGAAGCTCTACCGAGTAACCCGAATTGGGTGTTGGCCCAATAATGAACGTCAGCTCTTTCGGAAATGTCGGATAGTCTGGACCAAATAGTGCGTAACAGTATGGGAAGCCTGTATCCGTGGGCGTAGGAAATGACTCGCGTATAAAGTTCACATCCTTATTCAGGAGATACTTATACGATCCATCCGTATCAATCACCGCCATGGAATAGACGGCCAAGAAGTCTGACGGGCACTGAAGATACTTATTGCCGCTGGTCAAACTCCCGGTCACGTTCTTGCGAAGCGATGGGAATTGAATGGTATTGAAGATGCGCTGTTCAGTTTGCTGAGCAAATGTCTGGAGCGTGGACGTCTCAAACGTCGTCTCAAGATAATCCTGAATAGCTGTCTTCAGCTCACCCCAGTTCACGCCATTGGCCCCCGGCACATAACACCCTTGGTTGCTGCCCCTGCGCCACGCATTTTAATACCAGTCGTCTTGACTTGGCTATTAGGATTGATGGCCACCCCATGTGTGGGCTGCCAATCCTTATCCATGTTGTATGGCATTTGCTTGCCTGGATTAGGCGATGCAACAACCTTGGCGCCAGTCATCGTATGCGGCTCTGCGTAAACAGATGCCGGACCGACTTCCTTGCCGCCCTGCTTCATAGAGTACTTGGCCATAACTTACCCCTGGTTGCGTGCGCGTGCAAGGTTGCGACCCATCTTCTTCATCATCTCTGATGTAGGTCCACCCTTACGCATTTTGGTTAGGGGCTTGCCTGGGTGCATGGCCTTCTCATGCTTATGCACAGCAGCCGCTGCCGTCTTTTTGTCCTGCTTGATGTCGTCCTTCATGTCAGCTCCTATGATGCTGTGACACTGTTCAACAATGCTTGACCCACAAGGTGATTAGGGGTCATGCCGGAATCGTATGATCTTGCACCGCCAACAGGGTTGAAGCCCCATTCAATAACTCGGCTTCCTTCAGATGGAACCCCCGTGTAAAGCGGGCTTGTTCCTACCGTGTTGTTCGTCTGCATCCCGTTGTAACCTGACTGGTAATACGAATTGGAATCGGGACGAGGATTCCGTACGGCCTGCGGGTCATTCACGGGAAACATGCCTAGCTGCAATTGCGGCTGGTCAGGCTCCCAGCAAGTCGGACATACCAGTATATTGACATTTTTTGTCTTGATTGTCAGCGGCTTTAGCTGTTTAAGCTTATAGCGGAACCCGCAGCGATCACACTGCGATATAGCCCACTTACCACTGGCAAACTGATTGGGCATTTAGAACCCACCCGTTCCTAAGAATGACTGCCTTGGCACAAACCTAATCGGCGCCTTTTCACGATCCTCAGAAGATGCAAGATCCCATGCTTCATCGTACTGAGCCTTCAGCATTCCCATGCGCTCTAAGCCACCTTCTACCTTCATCGATAGCTTATATGCCAACCCAGCAATCAGAGCCTCTTGGAATCTGAATGGGATGTCTTCCACGTTCACACCATTACCAGCGTCTTGTAGCCTTCTCATGCGCCAGTAAACCAACGTGTAATAAGGGCTGCTGATAGAACCCTGATCCGGGGCCGGCCATACCGTGACATTAGGAAACTTGGTATTACTTACCTCTGCGCCGGATGAATGACTTGCAGCCGTTGTGTTGTTCTGCCCACGGACAACATTGTCTAGCGTTGCATAAGCCGAAGCACCTGTTGCCACATTCTCGGCTTGGGTTGAAGTACCGTAGTAATAAACCGTCTCCGAACCAATGTTTGCATATCCTGCATATGGTACCCCCGCGAGGCTAGACATCGGTATTGTTGTAGCAGAGGCTGTGATGTTAGCCGCAAGCGTCCCAGTAAAGACATATGTTTGACCGCCTTGCCTGTCAATGTAGATCTGAATAGGCCGCCCTGTGGCTAGCTTATTAGGAATGGTTGAGTAAGTGCTTACCGAGATCCGGCTGATATTGATGTCCGTCTGGTTTTGACTTTCCCCTGTGCGGATAACCGTTTCAACAAGATCTACTGTGTTAATTGGAATAGGGTAGGTAATCTGATTGGCATAAAGCTGGATTGCCCCCTGCTCCATGGTCCACAGGTTTATTCCCTGATTCGCCCACTCTGAGAGCAAAAGGTTGAGCGATCTCCGAGCTGTACGCAAGTCATAACCAGACCTCAGCTCTCGTCCACAACGCTCATAAGCTTCCTCAACGTATTCGTTCAGGTTTGGATTAAATGTTGTCGTTCCCGTGGTTGTCATTTGCCCACCTTCCTAAACGGTGCAACCTTTTTGGCAATAGTCTTTGGCTGCGCTACAAACTGCTTACCCTTAGCCTTACCTGCACGCTTTGCCCTAGTGGTCGCAGCATACTCCTGTGGAGATAACGATTTGATTGCTGACTCTGGGAGATAACGCTCTCCCGTATCAGACGATCGTTTACCACTCTTGGTGGTCCATTTCTGGTCCCCCCAAGCTTTCAAGGATTGCTGCGGAGCCTTCATGTCTCAAAACCTTTGTATCCATTTGCATTTTGTTCAAGATAGTCTGCCGCCGCCCGCAGTGCTGCAATATTGTCTTTGGCATGGCCAATCATGTTGTTGCACGGATTACACAAAATACCTCGAACTTTTCCGCTTGTATGACAATGATCTACATCAAGTTTTTTGTCAATTTCATTTTCCGTAATGCCGCATATCATGCAAGCATTGCCCTCGTTTGCACGCATTTCCTCCCATTGCTCATACGTCAAGCCATACCGCAACTGTAGTTTTTCTGCCTTGCGGTTGCGTGGAGTAGTAGGGCTTTCGCGTTTGTACTCTTGATGGCAAGGTTTGCAGCGAGCGCTTGAATAGTGTTTGCCCGACCACTTATCAAAAAACTTGTAGAAGTCGTTCAGCGATTTTTCGGTATCACATTTCAAGCACAGTTTAGTCACGGTATGAACCACCAGCAGCTTTATATCGCTTAGCTAACAACTGACTTTTTCTCGCGGACCACTGGCCTGCACCAGTCCCCTGCACAGCGGCAGCTTTGATTGAATTAAACAAACGCTTCCTCATGCCAGGCTTGGTGTAATTGCCAGCCTCATTAACCTTTGATACTTTCCCACCTTCTGCGTACTGAATGAAATCAGTATCGTCACGTCGGGATCGTAATTTTGGGCGCGGCATTTTGGAGGGATTGATAATCCCCATACCCCGACTTTTGAGCATTCATCGCCTCCATCAGTGCGGCTAATCCCATGGGCAAATAAGGCTCCAAGGGACGTAGGTAATTAGGATACGGCATACCGTAATAAGTTGAAAGTTCTGGACCTAAAACAGTTGGTTGCTGGAAGTCCATCGTGTTATCAGTACCGGTTCCGGGGCCAACGGGCTTGTTAACTGTTATGCCAGGTTCTAGCGTTATTGGTGGAATAGTTATTGGCGGCGTAGGCGTTACGGGTGTCGTAGTCGTTCCACCTGTTGTTGTGGTCGTAGTAGTTGTACCGCCAATATCCAAAGGATCATCTGTAGGCAACTCTTTTGTTGACTTAACCTCTACCGTTGGTGTGCCACCAACAAAGATGCCGCCTTTATCGACGTTGACATCCGGTATCAAAGTATTAATGCCGAGCTGTGGTTCATCCACTATTGATTTTGCATTTACCACTACTGATGGGGTTTCGCTTACTACGGCATCTTCAGCCTTTGGAACATTAGACTCAACAGTTAACTTTGCTGCATTTGGATCTTCTGATTTTGCTGCCACATTCACAGTGCCGGCTTTTTGTATTTCACCTGCGCCAGGAATGATTGTGTTGATGTCGGTGAAATCTACGGCCTCAGCGGGCTTTTGACCGGTCACTGTAACGGTTGGCGTACTTGTCATTACATTTGTTGACCCAAGTCCAGCACTCGGTGTGACACCTTCTATAGTTAATTGTTGGCCTATAGGGGATGTAACCTTCTGCCCAGTGACCTCAACTTTTGGAGCGGATGTTATTACATCCTCACCATAGGATCCCATGGCTGTATCAGCAGCACCCGTTACTGTCACAGCGTTAGATGCGAGCTGAGCTATATCGCTACCAGGCTCACTAACCCCAGCCAAAGCTTTTTGTTGGTCATCAGTTAAGCCATTGAGTGTAATTTTGTTTGATGTCAGCGCATTAGAAGCGCCAGAAGCGATCTCATCAATTAGCTTGGAATTGTTGGTAATGAAGTTCATGACAGCCATCGGGTTTTGAGCCATGGCTGTTATGTTCTGAGCACCAGAGAGAACGGTTTGCGTAATAAACTTTGCTTGTGCGGGCGTTATCGTTTTGCCGCTGGCATCCACAATCGCCTCGGTTACCAAGGGCGTCACAGCTGATGTAAGTGTTTTGGTTAAGTCAATCTTTCCATCGACTATCAACTGGCTCAATGAACTACCGACGGCTCTTGCTGCAATCGTGGCTTGCTGATCATTAAGAAGGAATGCCGTTTTTTCCGCATTTTCAAGATTCGATAGCATTTTGTAGGCTTCTTGAGCAGCCATGGTACCGATAACAGGGGCCACGCCAGCAACAAATCCTTTATTAAAGTCGCCGCCAGCAGCCTCGTTTACCAAACCTTGATATGTTCCTCGCGCTATTGCTGTAGCCGTAGGCAGCGCTATCGTAGCAGGCATACCAGCCGCCATAAGCATTCCAGTTAATCCCGTTGCACCAGATGCCACCGCAGTTGTTGATGCGGCGGTTCCTGCCGCCACTGCACCAACATCTACTGCTGCGCCTGCGCCACCAATAAGCTCAGGCAGTAAGTAAGGTGCAGCAAAGGCCGCAGCTACAGCAAGAGGAAGGGCATACTCTCTGGCGCCATACTTTTCTTCCCAATTGCTGGCTATACCTGCGCCACCACCAGACGTTTGTCCAAGGAAGTATCCTGTACTTCCCTTGCCTTCGCCCTCGGATCCAAAGCGCCACATACCTCCGTTATCGGACTGAGGTACGGCTTGCAACTCTTTGCCGGTTTTCTTATCAAAGTAAACAACGTAATTAGTGGCTTGCTCGCCCTCTATCATGCGGAAATCATCTCCCTCTCCAACTCGTTCAGTTGTAGGCATAGATCTGGTTTCCACACGCGTGCCAATCTGATTCAGATCCGTAATACCGTATTGGGTTAGGTAATCAACCATCTTCTTAGAGTGATGATCCCACCCTTGGTTCTTATCCCATACGCCCGCGGTAGTACCGCCTTTGGTAATTTCATTAAGCTGATTGGTTAGACGCTCTTGGCCAGTAAGCTTTGCATCTGCTTCTTTGGCGGTTACATAGTCTTGAATACCGGTTAATAAGTCCTTGCGGCTTTCTTGGGTCCCGATGTAATTCACAACATCAGCAAGATTCATCTTGTTGTCTGAAGCAAACTTGATGATCTCGTCATAACTTAGTTGCTTATCTTCACCGGCCGCAAGATCCAAGCCCGATTTAATCTTGGTATCTGTTTGATACTGTGTAAGCTGATCAGGCTTAACACCAATATAACCCGCCAAGTCCTCGATCGACATGTTATTTGTCGATGCGTACTGAAGAGCCTTGTCAAAAGCAATCTGGCCTTTATCATCCGCAAGCTTATTCAGATCAGAAGCTATAGCCTGATCTTTTTGATATTTGAATATCTGCTCAGGTGCTACCTTCAAATAGCCTGCAAGCGCATACGGACCGACATTATTCTTTGATGCGTAATCAAGCGCTTTATCAAATGGGATATTGCCCTTTGTATCGGCCAACTTGTTTAGGCCAACAACAAAGTCTTGGCTCTTCATGGCCGAATTAGTTGCAGCCTGGTCTATACCAAGCAAGTCAGCCAATCCTACCGGGGCATTAGTGCCAGAATCTCGAATAGCCGTGGCGATCGTACCCAGGTTATCTGATACAAGCGTCTTGAATTCATCTGGTGTCTTGTTAAAGAACTTGGCCAGATTGTCTAACTCAATACCTTTATCAATAGCCAGTGCCAAAGCCTTGGGCAATCCTACCGCCCCTGCTGCATCTGCTACTGAAGCAATCTGTTGCCGGTCCTTTTCATAGACCAGCATGTCTGTCGTGAGCTTAGGGAACTTTTCTTTCAGCGCATCTTGAACGTCTGAATACGCAAGCTTATTGCCATCTGCGTATTCAACAATCTTGGTCATGCTGACATTACCGTCCTTATCTAGGAACTTGGTAACGTCTGCTTGAATAGCACTTGCTTCCTTGGTTTTTATCGCAGTGCTAATAGCTGCATTGGCGGTCGTTTCATCAACACCAATAGTTTTAGCTATCTGCCTTACTTCATCTGCCGAGGCGCCATTCTGTACAAGTTTGGTAATTGGATCTTGCAACACCTTGGACATTGCCGTGGTGTAATCATTAACCGTTTTGCTTGTACCAAAAGCCGTATTCACCATGTCCACGGCTAACTGCGGGGACCATGACTTCTCTAGCGTTATTTCAAGCAATCGCTGATCCATCAGCAAATCACTTGGGCTTCCTTGCGTCAGACGAGTCTTAAACTCATCTGCCGTCATCCCAAACTTTGACCTTTGCGAATCAGCTATCTGCTGTGGCGTTGGTCCTGATGGCGGAGGTTGCGAGGGGGGTGGAGGCAGCGAGGGAGGCGCGGGTTCTGGCGCAGGAGGCTCTGGCGGGGGAGGAGCGTAAATATTGCGAATCTCACCTGCCGAGTAACCAGCATTTACTAAATTGGCAACAAGAAACTTTGGCAAACCTAACT